CATAGCTTCTTTCGCAACAACTTTACCCTTTTTATCGGTTTTCTTTGAGCCCTTAAGAAGCTTTTGTTCTTTATCGTCACTCTTCTCTTGTACGACTGGTTGAGAAAGGCCTTCTTCGTTATAAGCAGACTTCTTACTCTTCTTCTTATTAGTGTCGTTTGGTGAGACTTCAAAATTTTCTGCGGCTTCGGGTCCAGCTGCATTAAAGGCTTTATCTGTTGCCGCGCCTTTATTAGATTGAGGAAAGGCGTCTGCAGGTAAATTACCCACTTTTTGCTCACTAAGGAGAGCCTTATCTGTTGTTGGCTTTACACCTTCAGAATAAAGCTTACCGATTTCATCGAAATGTCGTACTGGCATGTAAATATTTATGTAATTAACTTTAATAATTTGAGAAATGGCCAATGAAGATGCAAAATTTTATCTAGGTAATAAGAACTTACCTAAGCCGGAGACAGAGTTCGAGTGGACTCCGCAAATGATGGCAGACTTAAAGAAGTGTAAGAAGAATATATTATATTTCGCAGAAAACTTCTTCTATATAGTGAATCTTGACCGTGGTAAAGAAACAATCACTCTATATAAGTGTCAAAAGCGAGTTTTACGCAGTCTGCGTGATAATAGATTTGTATCTCTACTAGCTAGTCGTCAGATTGGCAAGACAACGCTTATGACGATATATTGTCTGTGGATCGCAAGCTTTCAAGACGATCAACGTGTATTAATCGTAGCTAACAAAGAACAGACAGCGATTAACATATTCAAACGAGTCAGATTAGCATACGAATTACTACCTAACTACATAAAGCCCGGAGTTCTCGAATATGGTAAGACGTCGATGCAGTTAGCTAACGGCTCTAGTGTCGGGATATCAACTACCTCATCGGACGCTGGTCGTGGTGATTCATGTAACGTGTTAATTCTTGACGAGCTCGCGTTTATTGACGATCACCTAGTAACACCGTTCTGGAGATCTGTTTATCCTATCATTTCATCTTCCAAGAAGTCTAAAATTTTTATCGCAAGCACGCCAAACGGTACTGACAATCTTTTTCACCAATTATATTCAGGAGCCGAGAAGGGAGAGAGTAACTGGAAGGCTGAAAAGGTAGACTGGTGGGAAATTCCCGGTCGCGATGAACAGTGGAAAGATGATACGATGAAATCCCTCGGTAGTGTCGATGCATTTAATCAAGAATTTGGAAATGTATTTTTACAAACAGGAGAATCGGTGCTTGACGATGAATTGTTTGATACATTGAAGCGTGATGTAAGAGAGCCAGAATTCGTGTTAGATGAAGGTAGTTACCTATTGTGGAAAGAGCCAAAAAAGGACCATATCTACACTGTTGGTGTTGACATTGCAGAAGGTGTTGGTGAAAATGCATCAGCTATCCAAATATTAGATATAACAGACTTAACAAACATCGAACAGGTAGCGACGTATCATAGTAATAAGATATCACCCTATAAATTTACCGCGAAGCTTCACGAAATATTGCAACACTGGGGATCACCCGCAGTAGCAATCGAGCGTAACAATTGCGGTGCACAAGTTGTTGATAATATACTCAATCAATTTGGATATACTAATTTAGTTAACTTCGCTCCTAGTAATAATAAGTCAACCAAGTATGATGCCCGTAATGGCGTGGTCGCACACACTAACACCAAGTATAAAGGGGTAATGAATATGAGATACTGGGTGAATCAATTAAACGTAATTCGGTTTAATGATGTACACACCATTAATGAACTTAAATCGTTCGTACGGTATCCAAATGGTACGTGGGCAGCTAAAAGAGATGGTGGGTCACTAGATGATAGAGTAATGTCTTTGATCTGGGCACTCATTGTTCTCGAAAATACAGTAACAGAGCGGTATTACGAGATTACAGAATACGATGACAACCAGAGACCCTTATCTTTAAGGTCATTAGAGTACGGAGCTCGAGAATTTATAGACCCGTTGTCCATATATAGTAATGAAAAGGTAACCGGTCACAATAACAACCCACTACCGCTAATATTTAACAGTGAAGCAATAGAGAGAAAGAAGAGTACACACAGTGATATGGATCATCTAAAAGAAGATGGCTGGAAAGTTGTAAATCCGATGGATGAAAAGTGGATGTCGGAATGGGGTGAGCAAGACACTTACTTAGGAGGTATGTATTAATGGCTAATGAAAAGGTAAAACAGTCTTTATTAAATAAGGCACGTCTAGATAAGTTTATCCTGGTATTGACTATACCAGAAGGTCTTAAGACTAAAGCAACGAACGCAGATCGCCGTACTCATCATAAGAGTAACTCGAAAGCGAACCCAGACTCAATACAGTTCTCTGTATATGGTGCAATTGTACCTGAAGTACAGATACCTAGCTATAACCTACCATACGCTGGCCAGAATTTAAAGGTATCAACACATGCGCGCCCAGCATACAGTGACGTAACAGTTAAATTTACTGTTGACAACCAATTTAACAATTATTGGTATGTATGGAATTGGCTGAATATGTTAAATGATGAACGTACATCATACTACAATGTAGGTGACCCTACACTAACAGGTGGAACTTTACCTGATGAGTTGATGAGAGATTACCAAACAGACTTTACAATGTACGGCTTAAATGAGTTTAATAAAAACACGGTACAGTTCACTTATACGAAGGCTTTTCCTGTAACTTTAGGTCAAATCTCCTACGATCACCGTGACCCAGGTGAGATGGAATGTCAATTTACATTTTCATTTTCTCAAATGCTCGTAAATCTTCTTTAACCAGAAGGAAAATACATTCAAAAAAGCATAAATACTTCTAGATATGGCCCGTACAATACAATCACCCGGTGTAGAAGTTAATGAAATTGACTTGTCTTTACGACCTGTTATACCTACTGGTACATCAATTCTAATTCCAGGCTTTGCGCATCAAGGCCCGACAGATGAAGTATTCCAGATAACAAGTTTCTCTGAATTTCAAACAGTATATGGAGCTCCCACGAACCCTGCAGAGCGGTACTTCCATCATACTGCAAAAGCAGTATTCAGTAGCGATGCTCGCGTACTTACGACTAGACTGCCATATGGCTCCGGCGCTGGTCTTGGTTATGGTGATGTTTATTCTGCGTTATTCTATCCTGTATATGCTCACAATACTGGCGACGTAACTCTTAACTATGCAGCCTCTGGTGGTTCAACACCTGGTACCGGTAACGGTGGATCTATAGGTGGAGGGGTTTCACTGTCAGCTGCTACTGGTGGTTACATTTTTGGTAAGCCTCAACTGTTAGAGTTGAGCAAGGAAGAATACACCGACCTTCAAAAAGGTGACTTTACATGGCAAAACTGGATATTATCTACAAAGGATTTTAGTGCTGGTAAGGCTCACTGGGGACACGCTGGTATGATTGTTACCAATAAGTCCAAGTCTACTACTAATGACAAGTATGAAGGCTACTATGTTGCGTTCGCTGATAACTCACAGCATAACCCTGCAACAGATTTTGATAGTATTATTAGCCATGTAAGTGTTAGTGAGAATAGCAAAGACCTTACACTAGTAGTTGGAACTGATAGAAGAAACTTTGAACTATCAGGTACATCTCTTAGCAATGATAATAGCCTTTCTGAGAAATTAGAAAACCTCGCACCGTTTGATATATCAACCACCGAGTTCAACGATACGTTGACGATGGGAGTATTCAAACTACGTACATCTGTATTTTCAACCGATGCTATTAAGTTAGACTTCGTACTTAGCGAGTCGTACTTAGGCTCGTTTGACAGTTATCGGTTGTTACAAAATGCTAACGGTGGTACGCCTCAGTCGTTCTACTTAGGTAACCTGGAAGATGCATCACCTAACGTTGAGGTAATAGTTAACCCGTACATTTCAGTTAAGCCTGGTACATGGCTCCCAGCTGGTTCGAACATTCCATCCAAGTCTGTTAGAATGCTAACCGAAAGATCCAAAAGAGATGCAGTAAGCAACTCCTTGTCTGGAAACTTTGGAGTATACACACCTGTTCTGGAACATTTGGACGGCTTAACTTCCCCGGGAGTATCAAATACAACGACATTTAACCCGGCTGACACTCTTGTACCACTTGGTACGTTCCAAAAATCTGATCCTTCAACGAAGGTAATCGGATCTGTACCTAGTAAGTTGAGTCGAGTATTTAGAAGCATTGAGAACTTGGAACTAGTTGACATCGACGTATCGGTTGAAGCTGGACTAGGTACAATCTATGCTGGTTCAGAGGATCAACAATCTAATGGTGACGGTACTGAAACGTTTGACGATGAAAGAGTCGTTGATATCGGTACTGTAAGCAGCGACGGTACGACAAACTCTGGATTGTATCAGTTACGTGAAGGTGTTGATTCAACACACAACGCATACAACATTCAACAGAACTATCGTGCTGTATGGAATGAGTTTACTAACTTTGCTGAGTATAAGAGAAAAGATCATATCTTTATCGCAGATGCTCCTCGGTATATTTTCGTACAAGGTAGGAACGGTAAGGTCTTAAATGATAAGACTCGTACATTCTCACAATTCGTATACTGGCCTCTAAGGCATATCTACGGATTTGCTAATACTAGCTTCTCCTCAACATATGGTAACTGGGCTCGTGTATATGACGGCACGACTGATCGTCAAATCTGGGCTCCGTTCTCCGGAACAGCAGCTGCCACGTACGCTAACAATGATACAGTATACGCTCCGTGGTGGGCCCCGGCTGGATTCACTCGTGGTAGGTTTGTTGGTGTAAATGACCTTGCGGTCCTACCGACACAGAAGCACAGAGACCAATTATACAAAATTAGCATTAACCCAGTACATCAATTCCCGAATGAAGGTATGGTAATCTGGGGACAGAAGACGATGTTCAAGAAACCGAGCGCATTTGATAGAGTCAATGTACGTAGGTTGTTCTTGTACCTCGAGAAGCTTGTTAGAAAGAGCATGAAGTTTTACGTGTTCGAACCTAACACACTATTAACCAGAACTCAGGTTGT